CCACGGATGGCATCCCCACCGAACATTGTTCTAAAAGAATTAGTCAGTTGCTCAGAAGTCATGTCCTTCATGTGGGTGGTAAGAAGTTGAGCAATGTCATCAAGATTTTTTAAATCACCATGCTGATTGTAAAACGCTGAGTGTAAAGCGCCTGATTGCATTGTTAGATCTTTGAATGCTTTCTCTTGTTTCTTTGTGCCTTCCTTTGCACCGGACATCTTTACTGATAACTTGGTTATTTGATCCATAAGCTTATCCTGATCATCGGAAAGAGGCTTGATGCCATGTGCACGCAACAGGGTCATTGCTTGAGATGCATCGAATGTCAATAATCCCAATCGCTCAAATTCGTTTGCCGCCGCTTCAGTTTGAGGATGCATATTTAAGAGCATCGTCTTTAATGATGTACCGGCATCGCTGCCCTTCATTGAGTGCTGAGCAAACACGGCAAGTGCCGTTGCCGTATCTTTAAAGGACATTCCAGCTAACGAAGCGACACCAGATACCATTGAAAGAGAGAACTTTAATTCTCCAACGTCTGTGGCACTAGCGTTAGCTGCACCAGATAAAATATCCGCCGCTTTCGCAACACTTAAATTGTCTTTTTTGAATGCATTCAGTGCAGTTGATGCAATTTCTGCTGCGTCTTTCAGGTCAAGTTCGCCAGCAGTGGCAAGGTTTAATGAGCCATATAGTGCGCCATGCATAATTTGGGAAGTAGAAACGCCGGCTTTCTGAAGTTCGCCGATAGCTTCCGCTGCTTCTGTGGCACTATATACCGTTTTGCTTCCGGCTGTAATTGCCAATTGTTCAAGAGCACTACTATATTTTTTCACATCGGCCGGATCCATAACAGACTTAGCATTGGACATCGCTTGTTCAAAATCAGCTGCCTTTTTAACGGTCAGCCCAAGTCCTCCGCCAATAACTGCAGTCGCAATTCCAAATGTCCTTGCCACGGTACTACCGGAGTCTTCAAGGCTTTGAAATCTTTGTTTTGCATCACCTAATCGTGTATTCATACGGCCCCAAAGAGTGGACTGAGCAGAGATTGTTGCGTTAGTCTGTTTTAGATCATTCTCCGTGTTTTTCATGCTATCAGAAGCGCGATTCAAGGCACTTTCTAACCGCTTGGTCTCATCGGCATTTTTACCAATTGACGTTACTGAATCGTTGTATTTCTCTCGAAGCACATCAACGGTGTCGCCCTGAATCTTTAGCACGTTACTTAAATGCTCCGCTTTATCCCTCAATTGCTGCGTTTTAGACCCTGTACCAAGAATACCCGACGATAAATCTTTATAACGCTGATTTTCGTCATTCAGCTTTTTGTTTTGATCGTCGATCACTTCGGACAACTTTTTCGTTTGCAGTTCAGCTTTTTTCTGATCTTCCGTCAATTGATCGAGACCGTTTTTTACGCCCAACTGTTCAAGTTGTTTATCAACCTTCTCCAAGATCGGCGCGAACTGCTGCATATTCTTCTTGCCATCATCGCCTAAAGTTCCTAGCTTTGTTTTGGATTGTTGGACGGCTGTTTGCAGTTGTTTCATAGACTGTTCGCTGACTTGACCGGTCTCTTTGAGCTCCTTCTGCGCCTTCTCAATCGACGTGTTCAGGTCTTTAAACTCGTTTTGCTTGCCGGTCTTTTTCAACTCGGCTTGAAGATTATCCAACGTACTCCCCAAACTTTTAAACACGCGATTGGATTTCTGAGACGCTTCTTCACTCGATTGCCCAATGCCTTGCAAAGCCTGCCGAATCGTCCGAATACCGGCTGTCATTCCGCCAAACGTTGCGGTAAAATTGGCGCGAAGTTCTTCAACTGTTGCCATGTGGTTTTCCCCCTCCCTTCTGTTTGGATTTCAGCTTTTCGAGCAGTTCAAAGTTCCATTTCTGTTCGACCTTTTGGCGATCATTAGCTTCACGCGGCATCACCGATTGACGGAACTCCTCTCGTTTGTCCGGATCTGCATAGGGCGATGCCATACATTGCGAAATGAACGCAAAATACCGCTCGTATTCTTGCTCACGAGCGTTTGCTTTGTCTTTCTTCGTTTCTAATTCAAGATATTCAAAAAGCTCCACCATCGGCGTTTTCAGGACATCTGATCGTCCGCCAAGTAATGGAGCCAAGCGATATATGACTGCTTCTTTTAAACTTGTGTCACTTTCTGTTCGGTGTCTTTCGGCGCTGGAGCCAGCTTGCTGACGAAGGCTTTCAGTTTGATCTTGCTTTTGGTCAGCGCCAAGGACTTTTTTGCCCTATTCATCAGCTTTTCAATGTCGTTTTCACTGATCACCGCATCATAAACGTCCATGATCGTGGTCATGGTTTGTTTGTTAAGCGCTTCTGAATTAATTCCACTGACTACGCTAAGCAAATTGATCGCCTTTTCAGGCATTCTCACGGCGAGTACGTCAAAAGAGTTGATGATATTGACGACGAAAGCTTGATCAAGATTCTTACCTGGATCCTCGTCATCACCTGCCCCAACATAGTTAAGCAAATCAATAAGCCCTTCATTGCCCTTCAATTCCTTCAAAATGTCATTGACGACTTTCATCATGCCGATGTATTGATCAAGCCTGATCTCTTCAATTTCATGATTTTGTGTTTTGATATTGCCTGATTCATCTTTGATTTTAAGTTGAATAATTGTGCCCATGTTTTCAGCTCCCATGATGATAAAAAATAAAAGAAAAAGGACTCCGAGGAGTCCTAAAATCAAGGTGTTACTACATTCGGATCAGTTGGTCCGATGTAAAAGAAATTGCCTGGCTTATCCGCGTCAAAATTATCACGCGGCATAATATCAAGCGTGATTTGATAGCTTGATTGCGCATTTCCGATTGCCTTGGTAAACGCACCATCAGAAGCCACTTTGTACAGCACGATATCCAGTGAATGATCATCAGCAGCCAGTTGGCGAGGATGAACCGTGACTTTCTTGCCTTTGCTACGCAGTGATGTGCCAATCTTTGAATCCATCAATCCAACCGTTTCACCGCCTTCCGTGGACGTGATAGGTTCAGTTGCCGCCAAAGCTAATTGAAGAATTTTAATATCCTCCTGCGCGGCTGTCAGTTGCACATGCCCTTGATAACCCGATAGTCGACGATCGATTGGAGACGAGCCAAAATCAATTACGCTAATGTCTGTAAATTGCGGTGTGAGTTGTACTTCGCCGGCTGCAGCTTGCAAATAAGTTTTCCCATCAAATGAAATCGCATCAGCTCCTTCTCCGACCGTAATAGTGGATGGGCCAAAGGGAATACTTTGTGTTAAATCGTCTGCCATTTATGAAACCTCCCTCAAAGTCGCTCTGAAATTAACAGACCACTCCATGATGCCATTGTCATCGACACCGATTCGGAGTGGTTCACTGAGCGCTTGTATTAAATAAATTTGGTATTGCTTAACAACTACCTGTCCTTTAATTTGCTTGCTGATCGTCACTTGTTGGTCACGGAACTTGTGAAAACGATCATAGACCGCGCGTGCCGCAAACTCTGCATAAGCAAAGTCTGATGAACGAATATAAGCCATGTACTCCGGATAGTGCATGTTGACATCGTACAGATCCGGATCACCGCTCCCCTCGGAATAAATCGTTCCGGTATTATCCGCGGCTATGTAATTGTCAATTGACCAAGTAAGTACAGGCAAAATCAGCTTGCTTTGTTGCATTAAAAAGCTCTGGATCACAATTTATCGCCTCCCAGAGCTCGTGTTAATATTCGCTGATTCATTTTGCTGTAATCGGATTGCGTCGCGCTGATTGCATTCGTCAGATACTTACGCCCCGGTGCCTTGCCTCGCCAGTTTGGCTTACTCCTTGTCCTTACGCCACGACCGTCAACATAATAGCCTTTAAACGGAGCGCCATTGTCATATTTTGTATGAACGCCTTTTCTGTTTGGTTCCTCGTGTCTTCGTAGAGCGTATTTTTTGTTTGAACCCACTGAAACTTGTAGAGAATTCCCACTTAATCTTGCTTTTGTTGTATTAATACTGTCCTCTAAATCTCCTAAATCATGTGGAGCAAGTGCTTGCGCACCCTCCTCGACCAGTTGACCGTACTCTGTATACTCTTGCTTTGCGATGCGCTTCAAATCATCTTCAAAGCCGTCAAGTTGCTTTAGGAGTTCATCAAGCCCATCCCACTTGATTTCAAATCCATCACTCGACATAAGCCGTCCTAAAATAAACGCAGTTCCCTGCGAGATTAAGAGATTCATTAACTGAAATGATTTTGCCGGTCTGCTTAGCAGCACTTAATGGATGGTATTCAGCGCCATCGCCCTCAGACATCACTATCTCGGGTGGAAAATCAATCTCTAATACACACTTATGTTGCTGGCCGTCTCTCGCTTGAATAAACTTCGTAGACTGTCGGATTCGAGCCTGTTTGATAGGTAGATCCACTGTTAATGGAT